TCAAATCCTCTAAAGAAGGCGCCATCAAAATGGTTGTGCCTGATTTTGAGAACCTGAAAGGGCAATACGAATACCTGTGGGATATGCCGAGTAACTACGGCTATCTGACCAAAGTGGCGATCATTCAGAAGTTCTTCGACCAGTCTATTTCGACCAACACGAACTATGATCCTGAGCGCTTCCCTAATGGCAAAGTCCCAATGGAAACGCTGCTTGATGATCTGCTCACCGCCTACCAGCTGGGCATCAAAACTCTCTATTACCACAACACGCGCGACGGTGCCGGCCAAACGGAAGACACCAGCGATATGACCAGCGCGCCCCAGGCTATTCAAGAGCCAATTCTTGACGACGAGCCTGACTGCGACACCTGCACCATTTAAAGCGTGGGGCAGCCGCCCCACCGTCTCCAATCAATTGAACACCTGTGCCAGCGCATCACAATGCTGGCACGTAAAACAACGAGGAAAACACATGAGCCAATATTCAACGTTCCGGCTTGGGGCGAACGACGCGACAAAAGAACCTATGTTCCTTGGCCTGTCAGTAAACGTATCTCGCTATGACCAGCAAAAATATCGCCTGTTTGAGAAGCTGATCGAGAAGCAGCTCTCTTTCTTCTGGCGCCCTGAAGAAGTGGACATTTCTAAAGATCGCATTGAGTTCAACAACAAACTGCAACCGCATGAGCGACACATCTTCCTGAGCAACCTCCGTTACCAAACTCTGCTGGACTCCGTACAGGGTCGCAGCCCGAACGCTACACTACTGCCGCTGGCGTCCATTCCAGAGCGTGGAAACGTGGATTGAAACGTGGTCATTCTCAGAGACCATTCATAGCCGCAGCTACACGCACATCATTCGTGGCATGGTCGATAACCCGGCTGAAATTTTCGACGGCATTGTGAGCGATGAAGAAATTGTGAGCCGCGCAGCATCTGTTACTGAGCAGTATGACGCCCTGTATCAGCTGATCTGCGCTCGCGAGTATCTATCAGAGCAGGAAGGCCGTTTTGATGAGATTTATGGCGAACTTGCCATGGAGAAACAGGTTTACCGCACCCTGGTAGCAGTAAACGCTCTGGAGGCAATCCGCTTCTATGTCAGCTTCGCCTGCACGTTTTCTTTTGGTGAGCGTGGACTACTGGAAGGCAATACAAAAATTATGCGCTTCATCGCGCGTGATGAGGCTCTGCATTGCCACTCTACAGAAATGATGATCAAGTACATGCGCGTCGGCAAAGAGGGTGAACAGTGGAAGGCTGTGGCTGATGAGCTTGAGCCCTTTGTTTACCAGACCATGAAGGACGTGGCTGAGCAGGAGATGCGCTGGGCAGAACACCTTTTCAAAGATGGCTCTATGATCGGCCTCAATGCAGAAATCCTGAAGCAGTATGTGAAATATCGCACCAACGTTAGCCTGCGTCGCATGGGGCTTAAGCCAATTTTCGAAGATGCGTTAAATGACCCACTGCCGTGGATGAACAAATGGCTGCTGAGTGACCAGGTGCAAGTGGCGCCGCAAGAAGTTGAGGTTAGCTCATATCTGGTTGGGCAGATCGACTCAACGGTGAGTTCGAAGAGCCTGAAGAAGTTCGCCGACATTTGATGAATTTACGTGTTGGATGCCTATGTCCAACACGTTACTATGTTGAAAATAAAGTGATTGTTTATATAAATAAGGAAACAAAATGTTTACTGGCATTATGGACAAAGTGAAGCTGTTCGGTGACAAAGTTGTCGGCTTCAAGCCAGATCTTTACGAGCTGCATCCGGGTTACGGCGATCATACTCTGGACATCTATGGGATGGTTAACCAATTCCACGGGCTGTTCCAGCATCCTCAGCGTGTAGCTGCAACACCGGCGTTGGTTCGCTTACGTGCAAAACTTATTCGCGAAGAAGCTGTTGAAGAAGGCATCCCAGCTGCCGATAACTCAAATTTAGAGAAGATATTGGATGCTATGGCCGATTTCCTCTATGTCGGCATTGGCACTATGGTGGCGATCCGCGGCGGCGCGCCTATGGGGATGAGTATCTATACCCAGGATCAGAGCGTGGGCCGGTTCCATGAGACTTTGTCTGTAACTTCCGCAGCGATCGATGATGTGAAGCTACCGTTTTATGAAGCTGGCAAAGTTGCTGATGAGCTTGAGGCTCTTGCGACCAGAATGGAGTCGGAGAATTTGTCAGAAGGTGCTCTTATTAACGAGCTGCGCCGAGTCCTGAACATGCTTTATGTCGCCTGCAGCATGACCTATCGCCTGGCTGATTTAATGGACATCAACATTGTAGAACTGGTGGCAGAAGTTCACCGTTCCAACATGACTAAGCTGTGGCCTGGTGACGATGCAGAGCGGGCTGAGGCGGTGAATCGCTGCCAGTACGACCGTTCTGATCTGGGCTTCCGTGCTTGTGAAGGTACTGATTTAAGAATCGGATTCCGCATCTCCGATGGCAAAATCCTCAAGTCACCAACCTACAGTGAAGCTGATCTGGTTGGCTTTGTTGCGAGGGCTGAGACGTCTACTATTGTGAAGGAATTATGAAGATGCGCCTTGTAGTTAAATGGCTATAAAGGTATATTTGATTCTTGTGCGAAATAAACCTTATCAGAATATCTGATTTATAGACGCCCTTCTGGGCGTCTTTTTTTTTGCTGTTAAGTTATAGGGTTGCTTTGATGGCGCTCTTTTTTTACTTATTATAAGATAGGTAATCACCTACCTATCAAAGAAACCAAGATGACAAGTTTACTCAACAAACCTTTCACTAATGGCCTGGCGACGGATTACACATACCGTTCAGTAATTAGCCGGGTTCAATCAGAAGGCATGGCCTCTGGCGACAGAACTGGAACCGGCACAAAAGGAACCTGTTTCTTAGCAACCGATTACCTGCTGACTGGTGCATCAGTGCCACTTGTTTCCAGCAAAAAAACCAACCTCAAACCTCTTCTGGTTGAGCTGGAGTGGTATCTCAAAGGCACTGGCAATATCGGCTTCCTGAAAGAGCATGGCGTCAAAATCTGGGACGCATGGGCTGATGAGAATGGTGACCTCGGGCCGGTGTACGGAAAGCAATGGCGCAATCTGGAAGACACCCGGATTATCCTCAGTTGCGATCTGCAAAAGTATCTTGAGCGCGGTTACCTGCTCGAAACTGAAATCGACGACAAACGCTCCCTTGTCACCAGAAGCGTTGACCAGCTGGCGCGGATCGTCAACACGCTGCGTACCAACCCTTCAGATCGTCGAATGCTGATGAGTGCCTGGAATGTGGCTCAGCTGGAAGATATGGCGTTACCACCTTGCCACTTTGCGTTTTACGTGTGGAGTCGTGAGCTGGATTTCCCAACCCGCTTATCGATGGCGAGTGATGTCGGCCGGACGCACTCTCAATACGGGCATGAAAGCATGTATAGCCGCCTGCTTGAGCTGCTGGACTCTGGCACGGAGATTAATGATGAGCTGCTGGATAGCCTGGGCATTCCGAAGCGAGTTCTGTGCTCTTCGGTAATGCAGCGCAGCGTTGATGTGTTTGTGGGTATGCCTTTCAACATTGCTGGTTACGGCATCCTGACTCATTTCATTGCCCAAATTACCGGCCACATGGCCGCGTCCCTGACTCATTACGGATGTGATGTTCATGTCTACGACAATCATCAAGAGGCGGTAGAAGAGTTCCAGGCGCGCGAAATTCCTCAAAACTCTGACCCGGTGGTCATCCTTCCCGAAGCATGGGAAGAGATTGACGATTTCCGCTGGGATGGTGTCGTGATTGAAGGCTATGAGCCACTTCCATGGATCAAGGTTCCGGTGGCGGTGTAGCAATGGCCAGGGGAATGATTGTTTTTTGTGAGATCGACAATGTATTGGCTGAGGTAAATCACCGCAGCTCATTGTCGGCCGAGGATGATCGCCTGGTTATGGGCGATGGTCTTATCTTCCCCACCAGCCGAATGCTCCGGGGCTTCATGCGCTCCGGGGCAGAGATTGCTTTGGTTTCCAATCGCTCAGCCAAATTGAGTGAGGCTACGAAGCAATGGCTAAAAGGGGCTGGCATTGATTACGACTGGCTTTACTTCGGCGGAATGACGCCCAAGTACGGAGCTTATTTGAAAAAGACTTTGCAGGAGCATCGGGTCGATCGACTTATTGCAGCGGTAGGCGCCAGCCAAGAGTTTGTCAGCGTAATGGCAAGCCACCCAAACCGTCCTGTTTGTTATGTCGTCCGAAAGGGAGAGTGACCATGTTTATGATTGCGGCGGTGGCCAAGAACGGTGCCATCGGAAAAGGGAATCAGCTGCCATGGCGCAGCAAAGAAGATCTGCAAATTTTCAAGCGGATGACGACCGGTAAGATTGTTGTTATGGGGCGCAAAACGGCTGAAAGCCTGGGCAAGCCACTGCCTGACCGTGTGAACGTTGTAATCAGTCGCGATGCAGCTCGTGTACCGGCTGGGTTCGCACATCTCAGAGGTATGTCGGATGTAGCCAAGTTGTCGGTCTACTCAAACTGCGAGGTTGCCATCATTGGGGGCGCTGAGATTTATCGTCTTGCCATGCCATACGCTCATCGCGTTTACCTCACTCACCTTGATGTTGAAGTACCAGACGCAGATACCTTTTTCCCCATGGAAGAAATGGCCGCCGCCAATCTTATTTCACTGGAAACGGTAGTGATTCAAGAGAAAACGGAAACAACACCTGCCTTTAAACAAGTTGTTTATGGAGATAAAGAATGGATCGCATAGGTCTGGCCGGCGCCCAAGGAACGGGAAAAACGACTTTGGCGAAGCGCCTTGCTCTTAAATACGGTTACGAATTTGTGGATGCTGGCGTAGGTAAGCTAATGAGTAAGCTGGGTGTCGTGGTCGGCCAACAGATGCCTTTGTTTGAGCGACTGCAGGTACAACTGGCCGTCGCACACCACATCGCCGACAAGTCTCACGGCTCGCGCAGTTTTGTTATGGACCGGACACCTATCGACGTTATGGCATATACCATCGACCTCTTCCACCAGGTGAATGATGATCGTTGTGTTTCGCTGTTTGATGAAATTCAACAGGTGTGCTCGCGAACCATAATTGCAAACTTCAACGTGATTGTTGGGTTGCGCCCGGGGATCGAACTTTCTCAAGAGGACAAAGAACGAGACCAGCGAGGCTCTCTCGACTCTTTGTATGTTCGCAGAATCGATGCGTTGGTGTGTGGTGAACTGAACAATCTCAACCACTTTGGAGACAAACGGAACCTAACAGTTGGCTTCTTCCCGCCAACTTTAACGGATCTGGATGCGCGGATTACTTCATTTAGCCAGTACATCCGAACCTCAGCTGAAGCGCACAAACGGCCATTCGATAACGCCTTGCACTAAATGTTGAACCCCTCTCGTGGTGCGCAACAATACGCGCACCACATGATCACGGAATACAAGCATGACCACCGACCTTCTCTTGCAGGATGAAATCGACCGGAAGACGGTTGAAGCGCTCGAACGAGTGGTGACCGAATTTGAGTCAAAACTTCTGACTGCTCGTGAGGCAAGAATTGCCATCCGCGCAGTGTTTGAGAGTGTCCAGGGGCTGCTGACTGAATCCATCAGCGAAATACTAAATCAGGTGATGACTCAGTTTGCTAACGAGCCAGGCAAGCCAATTTTTCCAATGCACCTGGTTATGCCAGGGGGCAACACTATTTTCATCAACGTTGATCTCGACGACAAAACGATGCGTGTTTTAAACGTCACCACCGGCTCTGAACTGGCAAAGGTGGTATGTGACACGCAAACTGAGACAATCAAAAAGGCAGCTGCGTTTGCTAAAAACGCCATTGTCAAAGGAGCTAAAAAATTATGATCGCAACCGGGCTGGACATTGAATCTACCGGGCTGGACTTCCGCGGTGGCCATCGAGTGATCGAGATCGCTCTATCCTCTTACAACATCATCACCAAAGAAAAGATAGCAAGCCTGGAGATGCGCTTTAACCCGCGGCGAACCATCCAACCGGAAGCGCAAAAGGTGCATGGTATCTCATTAGAGATGCTGGCCACCGCCCCACTCTTTGAGGACAAAGCCCCTGAGCTTATCGCGATGTTGGACGCCAGCGACTTTTACATTGCTCATAATGGCGAGGGTTTTGATGGCCCGTTCCTGCAACATGAGTTCAATCACTCTGGTCACACCATGCCAGACAAGCCCATGTTTGACACGATGTTAGAGGGGTTGTGGGCTACAGAAGATGGAAAGCGTCCCCGCCTGCAGGAGTTGGCTTTTGCGCTGGGGCTGGTCTACGACACTGAGAAAGCCCATAGCGCCCTCTACGATGTAGATTTGATGATGGAGTGCTTCTTCCTGGCGCGTGACAAATACAACCTGTTCCAGCTTCCTTTTGCTGCATAAGAAAGCAAGCCGCCCAAAGTTGGCGGCTTTTTCATGCCTATTTGCATGAATAGACAACCATTAATGCTTTAAGAGCGATCATTTCAACAGGATACTCTCCCAAACTATTTTTTAGCTTTTCTCCATCTTTTCCTTGAAGAAAACTTTGGATAGTTATGTCCAGCATGTCTCCATTGAGAATTAATTTACCCGGAAGACAAAAAAGAGGCGATTTGTTTATCTCCTGCTCAAACACGTTTGCGTAGTTGAAACCATTTGCAAGGCCATTCATATACACTTCACGTAGTGTAGCCAACTCCTTATCAGCCCGCCCTAGCCGCACATCTTCCCGATTTTTAAGGTATTCGTTAAGAGTTTACGTCTGTGCAGATGATGAAAAAGTTGAAATGCTGAGGATAATCCCGAGGATTGTTTTTTTCATTTTTAAAATAAATTTTAGTGAGGTTGGTCAATATGTTAAACCAACTAATGGCCGTTTCAACAATTTTATTAACCTAATCAAATGGCTTTTTCCCCTAACTCAGTTTGGCAAAATAGCTGTCATCAACGAAGCACATTTAAAACAATGAAAGGAAAAGCACATGTCCAACGCAGCCCAAACAAACGTTTCTGACCTCGATGCTCTGTCTGCGATCTTGGCATCCCTTGATGAAACCCCAGCCGCTGCTGATTCTCAGATGAAAGGCATCGATTCTCTGCTCGATGAGCTGGAAACGAACGCAGCTGAGGCCGCCACATCTACGCCAGAGAGCATCGTGGCAAAGATTGAAAACGAGTTACCGGCTACACCAGTTGCTGCTTCAGGTGATATGGAACAGGTGATCATTGATTTGGAAGAGTCGAACACGGCCACACCGCCAGAAAAACCATCGGAGATTTTAGCCGGTGGCGAAGAGAGTGTTCTCCCGGCGATTGAAGAGCCGGCCAAACCTGAAGTTCTGGAGGAAAATCAGCCAGAGCCAGAGACCAAGCCTAAAAAAGCCAGCGCACCTCGTGGCGCTCGATTCACCTTTGATGGTAAAGACGATGCCTTCTTTGAGAAAGCTGGCCTCCTGCGTGAGGATTTCATGAAGTGCTACAACGAGGCACCAGTGAAGGCTATGGACAAAATCCAAAACATTATGCACTGGTTCAGTGGTGGCCCGGATCTGAGCGTATACACCCGAATTTCATTACACTCGCTGATCGCTGACAAAACGGCCAGCAGCAATAGCCTCAAGTTGGCGATGATGAGCTACCCAGAGAAGCCCTACCCTGTTGGCACTGCCTCAACTCAGGCTGGCCAAATGATGGCGGTATTTCCGGCGCTGGGTATCGCTACAAAAGATGGAAAATCGCTCTCCCTTAATGCTGATTCTCCGATCGTCAAAAAATTTATGGCGGAAGAGTAAAGAGACCATATAAATTCGCCCACGGGAAGGACGCTGTGGGCTTAACGCAAATAAACAATACAAACCCATCCACTTAGCGCTAAACGCTCCCCTCGCGCTTCCCTGCACGTATTTTTCATGCTCATATATTCAAACTATAACAATACCACTCTGGGGTAGAGGGAATGACAACAGTAACCACTGAGAAAGAACTCGCAGAAGCTATAAAGTCTAACCAATCAACTATTACCATCACCGGTGATCTGTCTAAGAAAACGTTAAAAATTCACGCGACAGGCTCAGTTGCATGGGGAGTCGTGGCCGCCAGTTTAATCGTAGCCGGTGGCGCAGCATTTTTAACCATGGGATCTGGTGGAGCCGCGACCCCGGTTGCGGCACCTACCGCGGCACTGGCAGGTGCTGGCGCAACTTCGGGTCTGGGTATTGGCGCTACCACATCAGCCATCAGTGTGATCTTGGCTTCTGGTGGCGTAGCCGCTGGAATGAAAACCTTGAAGTCTCTTAGGAAATATAAAGTCGTCGAAAAATCAGAAGGTATGCTGGTCTTAAACCGTAGATGACATAAGGGCGCTTGGCGCCCTTATTGCATTGCTAACGGTGAAGTTATTTGCGATCATGTAGGTAGTCAACTACCTATTGAGGATTATCATGATTGCCGCAGAGAAGATTAAAAAGCGCGAGCGTGACAAAGAGCTGCGCGACCTGTGGCGTACTCCGCGGTGGCTATTTGAGGCCATTCAGAAATACCTGGGCATACAGTTTGACGTTGACGTGGCTTGTGATGCCGGCAATGCACTACTGCCTGACTTTATCGGCAAGGAAAGAGACGCGCTTGTTTGTGATTGGGGCGACTCTGGCACAAATGCTTTTCTCAATCCGCCCTACTCCAAGATTAGGCCATGGATAGATGCTGCAATGCGTGAGCAGCGTCGTGGCGTATCGACGGTAATGTTGATCCCCCAATCTCTCGATACCGCCTGGTATGAGTACGCAACTGAATCAGCTAATGAGACGGTTGTGTTGACCGGTGGGCGTGTAGCCTTCCTAGAGCCAGACGTGGAGCTTGGGCTAGTGGAAGTACGCGAAAACCCTGGTGGAAGTATGCTGGTGGTCTTCCGCGGCCACTGTCATCAGGCTGGGCACATTCTTCGCAATGTTTCACTGCCAGTAATGAAAGAGCTGGGTGGTTACGATCCTTCAAAAGCCATCAGGAAGAAGCGCCCTTCCAAGAAGAAGCAACCCACTTTGGAACTGGCAGCTTAACGCCAGCACAAACTCATTTTATCTAACCTGCTTCCGTATATTTAAATACTGGTCAGTTATTTATTTATAGAGAAGCAGGTCGTTAGCAAACCACCAGCCCTTGTCATACCTGGGATTGTCGATAGATCCCCTTCCCAG